AGATCAGCATCGGAAGCTTGTTTTGCGTCTAACTGAGTCTGAATAGCAGAAGTAACTCCATCTACATAATTCAATTCAGTTGTGGTAGCTGTTACACCGTCAAGAAGATTTAATTCTGTTGTAGTAACTGTAGCCCCATCTAATATCCCTACTTCTGTCGAAGTCAGTAAGGCTAAAGCTGAAGCAGCCCCAGTTTGACAACTTGAAAGAGCATCAAGATCAGCGTCATAAGCCTGTACGTTTGTACCGATTGCTAAACCAAGAGCAGTTCGAGCAGCACTAGCTGAAGTTGCTCCTGTTCCTCCGTCTCCTACAGCAAGCGTTCCAGTGATTGAACTAGCAGATAAATCGACACATGCTTCTGTTGACTCAATAACCAAGCCACCATTTGCTTTCAAATCTAGGCTTAACTCATTCCCAGACTTATCAAGGCCATTACCAGCAGTTACGCTTGACTGACCTGAAAATTGAGTAAAGGCAAGGTTATTTGTTCCTACAACTGCACTTCCCTTATTGGAACTACAAACAAAACCGACATCTGCATTAGTTGAACCTTGCTCTACAAAGGTAAACGCACCAGCAGCGTCAGCCCCTGTAGCAAGGTCATTTGTTCTTGTCCAACTTCCACCATCGACAACCTTATACAGTCCGTTTGCTGATGCTGTGTTTTGATCTTTGACAAGCACTCGATCATTAGCTGCTAAAGAAACACCATCTACAGTTTGCGTATTTGCAAGAGTGATATTTGCTGTCGTGGCAACTTTTACGGATTGTTTGACATCCAATCCTTCACTAGTACTATCAACGTATCCTTTTGTCGCAAAATGAGCATCTGCTGTGGGCGTTACACCTGAAACAACAGATGTGGCTGCTGCCATCTGATCTAATCGACTTGTCCTTACCTGTGTATCGAAGTCAGAAACCTTCGATGCCGTTAGCGTTGGAATATCAGCGACTACAAGAGACCTAAATGTTGGAGCTGCATCACTTCCTGTTGTTGGACCACTAAGGATTGTATTTGCTGTTCTTGTATCAGTTTTATTCCAGAAAGCACCCGAACCACCTACAGCAATAATTGAACTAGATTCTCCTGATCCATTATCTCCATAGCCGTAATAAAGTGTTAAGTCACCTGTATTTTCATTAAATGCTAATTCTGAAGGGTTCAAAGTTGGAGGCGCA